CTTTATCGCTTCTTCAAATGCCTGCCTGTAGGCGGTCATTTCTTCCTCATCCGCGTTTCGTGGTCTTCGCCCCTTGAAAGCGTCGTCGCTATCCCGTGCATGAAATCATAGGCGACATTAATCTGAAGGGCAGCCTGTTTGATCTCTTCCAAATTCCCGTCGAAGCCGGATATTGAGAGCCGGACAATCTTCATCATCTGATCCCGTATCGAATCTATCGTGGAACCAAGTGTTAATTTACCCTCCGGCGTATCAAGAAAGGTGCGAAGTATCTTTGATCCCATCAGTTCCCGGACAACATTTTCCCGTTCAATCTCGGTAAATCCGCTGATGTAATTCGATATCTCTTCAGTCGTCCACCGTCTGTCCTGTTCAGGCATTCATCGCTCCTCTCGTCATTTGCTCGGTCGATCCCTGGGGAATCTGCCCCTGGTTCTGCATCGGTGCCGCAGGGTTTGGGCCAGTCGGAGGAGAACCGGTCCCCTTTGAACCTATGGCCAACTGATAAAGCAAAACCGCCTCCGGATCTTCTTCAAACATCCATTTACGGAAATGAGAAAATTTGCCGCCCATTATTTCCAGCATCTGTCCCACAATATAGTTAACGGCCATTGGAGTCTTGGGATTGTTCATAGGGGCAATGATACCAAGGACGCCTTGCCATGTCTTGAGATTTTGCGCCTTTGATTCGTCGGATTCAAGCGCTTGGCTGACCGGACGAAATTTATCCTTCCGTTCCGGGTTGTAGGCTAATGCCGCTTCTTTCCCGATAAGATCATCCAGTGTTTCGGGCAGCATGAAATCATTACATAACGTCAGCAACATCCGGTAAAAATCACTGAATCCAATGAATTCAAGGTTCATGGACTTCATCCCGATGCGGATATTTGCCCGTTGGTTCATAATCGAACCCACGGTAGCCGTTTCCGCACGCGATGATTCCGCTCCCATTGTCTGCGGGGAAGTCGCCATCGAGTAATCCATCATGGAAGCCAGAAGGTTGTGATGGAAGATTCCGCCCTGAATGTTATCGTTAATCACCCACTGCTCTATATCCTGAAGATTTTCAACCATCGTGACTCGTTCGGGATTCATCCTTACCTTTTCGGGGACGCCGGCGAATTTCTTGCCTTTGAATGCGGGAGTGATCGCGAGTTTTGTCCGGTAATTCATCAGGTTGTAATTGTCATCGCTTGCTATCTGGATTTCCCGATTGACCTTCCCGTCACCAAACCCGTTATCGTTTACCATATCGACATAGCAGAGAAACTTGGTCATTGGCCGACGGGTATGCTTTGACTTTCTGAAACCAATCACATGGCGGGGCGTATCTTTCTCTCTTTGCTGGATATAATGGATAATGCACTCGACATTTTTTGCATCGGTTTCAAATTTACCCTGAACGTCAATGGCGGGAATATACTGCCCATCAACTTCCCTGGCCGGGTACACCCCCCATCGTTCGTATTCAACGAAAACCTTTTCTGGGGGCTGAGGTTGTTCAATAATGGTTCCATCTTCGTTATATGTCTTCTCACCCCGTTGTCCTTCCGGGGTCTCGTCATCCAGGAAATTAAGGTTGAAATACCCCATCTCGGCGGCCTCAGCCCGTAACTGCGAAAGCGTCTTCTCCGTCTCGAAAATGACGTATTCCTTGTCGTTCATGGAGTAGGTGTATTCGGGGGACATATAGACGTTTTGGTTGGGATAGACATCAAAGATTGGTTTATCAACCCTTACATCATCCCTGTAAACCGGCTCTTCGGTAGTGTTAAAAGCGGCACGTTGAATCGTAGGGTCTCTGAATGGCGTCCCATCATCAGCCAGGTAGTCCCCGGTCATCGGATCGACGGCCAGTTCAGACCTTTGATTCATGTGGGAAATGACTTGCTCGACACGTTGTGAATATCCGCCTTTAATTATCCCGTAACCGCAGGTAAAGACGAAATTGATCAGCCGGACGACCTTGTGGTAGTAATAAGCATCCGGGTCTTTCAGCAGAACATTCAGTAGATTCTTTGCGGCCTTGGATTCTGCAATGTCCTTGGGATCATCGGAGTCAATATCGCATTCAACGTAATCCGTGGAAGCAAAATACTGAGCGCAGAAATTACCGATCTGCGTCAGGAGCCGGGAGATAAAAGCCGGAAGACTAATATCCGATTCCCATTCGTTCGGTTTTGAGTTCCGAACGCTGTGGATCATGTTGTAATAAGTTTTAAAATCGTCGTTGACTTTCTCGTTATTGCGCTTTGCAACGCCAAGCTCGGTCGATAAATGATCGAGAAGGGCTTTCTGCGTTTGCTCAGAGAAAGGGGCATCAGTCGTTGGCTTATCAGGAACCCCTTCAGCTTCCCCTCCGGTTATCATGCCCGTCACTTCAAGGGGCATACTGTCGCCGGTTACGATTGATATGTCATCCACCACAATTTCACCCCAATACTGTTGCAGTTAAGGGCCAACGGGATTCATCAACGCTACCTTCAAATATCATCCCGTTTCTTTCAAAATCATCGCAATGTTGTATCGGTTTTTCAACGTCCACCAACCGGTCGTATAATTTATGGGAAATAAATATCTCAGGTCTATCGCGGCAAGAAAGAATTTCACGACGAGATATAAACACCCTTACATCCCCGCTAAAATCAGGTTTCATGTCATCCATATATCATTCCTCATCCATTGGCAAGTCTTGAATATGGAAATCACGCTCATCAATTAACTCTAATAGTTCATGAGCCATCCGTCCCAAAATATCGCCATCCATTATATGAATTTCAGCAAATTGATGCGCCAAGTGAAGAATACGCGTCTCTTTTTCTTTATCCATGTGCGGCCCTCTGTCCCTGGAAACGTTTTGACGGCTCCCAATAATTCTCATTCTCGTGCATTGAATACCATACAGGGTTCAAAGCTCCAAGAAATTCAAGGTTTCTGCAAAAGTCGCTGAACTTTTCGCTATCTCGTTTCACCACCCTCACCGCCTTGACGTGCTCCTGCTTAAAATCAACCTTCCGCCAACTCTTGAAATGTTCGATATGGTGCCTGCAATTATCAAGGAACCAGATAGTAGGCATATACTCCCCATATCGCGGCTCTGTCAAGCCATTTTTATTAAGGTTGTTTTCCGGCACCCCGCAGATCAGGGAATTCTTCAGCCGCATCTTGATATTCATCCGTCCCTGAGTGTTTTTCGTATCCGCCGGCGTCAACCGTCTCAGACCGGCTTCCCCCATCGCCAGATCGTCAAAAGTCGAAAATCCCGTGTTGGTCTGTTTTACTTCCGATAATGGATCAATCAATGTACAGCGGTTGAATTCCTCGTCTTCCTTCATAACCGATTCCAGTTTAATCTCGTCCCGCAATTCCAATGTCGTCCGATTGTCGTGGCTCTGGTGGAGTTCATTCCAGACCATCCATTCATTCCGGGGCGTCACAACCACAAACGATACATCCCACGGCTTTGATGGATGATAGTCAATAATCCGGTAATTCCAGTACGTCCGAAAAAGCGCCGCATCAAACCACTTATCAAAAGATTGCTTATGAATCTTCTCGTCAAAACTCTTATAAATCCGCCCGGAAACCTGCCTAAATACGCCATAACGACGCAAAGCCTCCTCGTCCGGGTCGTCTATCCCCTCCATGATCCGGTCAATCGTCTCCTTTGTCATCACCGGGTTATCATCCGTAGCCCAACAAAAACACTCGATGGGCGCTGTCGAACCGGATTCCTCGACCTCCGGATACCCATACTTCTTGCAAATCAATTCCGACCGATACGTTTTTCGGGATCGTTTCCAAATCGAATCAAACATCCAATCCAATCCCTTTGCCGGAGTCACGGAAATACTTGAATCCCCACCTTCCCTCAACAATCTGACCTGGCTCTCATCCCACTTTATACGCTCGATTTCCTCGTCTTGGTAGTATGCCGAACGCTGAACCGACATGAACGCATCCAATTCCTGCGTCGAAGCCATAAACTCAACCTGATGATCCGCCCCGCCCTGCGGATTCCGCAAAGTCATAATCTTACTTCTGGCCGTGATGTTCTTCTTAATAATTCCCGTCGGCTGGATGAACCGCCGCAATTCAACGAACTGTTGATTCTGCTCGTCGGTCTCGCTCTCGGGAACCACCTTAGATACCATCCTGATGGGCTTATTCAAGACGTTTCGCTTCAACACCGGATGAATCCCTAACAACCGCAAGGCCGCATCATACATGGTCGAGCCCGTCCCACCGCCCTGACTCCCCTTGAATATCGCCCGCACCGGAGCCTCCGAAAACAGATACTTCACCGCCACCGGATTCGGCTTGAACGAAATCAGGTTCAAATACTTCGCGTAATTCTCAATGGAATCAGGCATCTACTTCTTTTTCCGAGGCCGAAACCCATGATCAATTGCATTTAGCAATCTTTTTTGCGCCTCCGCCTTCTTCTTCGTCGTTCCCTTTGCCTTCGTTCCGCCGGGTGTCGTTACCTTATATTTATTCCCGACTTTCCTGACTTTTACCGGCATAACACACCTCCATCAAAACTTTACATCACCACCGGCAGCGCCGTCCCAAACTCATGCCCGCATGCCCGGCAAAGATACGTCTCGTATTGAACCCGGACCTCCTGCCCCGTCAGATTCCTTGTGGCCACCGGAGAAATCAATCCTAACCTGAAAGCCTTATCGAAATACTCGCCCCCACACTTGATGCATTGCCTCCGAACAGCCTCGCTTATGTCAAATGGCTCTGCCTGTCTCATCGGCGGAACCATCATCGGTACTAATTTGCCGTTCATCATTCTCCTTCTGGCTTCACCCATTACTTATCCCCCTATCGCTTTATCGTAAATCCTCACAAAGCGGCCAGTCCGACGTTGGCATGT